TAAATTTACTACCAGATGAATTTGTAACAATAATAGATACTGGAATAATAGTAACAATAGGCGGAAGATTATCAGGAGGATATTGAATTTTTCCAGAAATGACCGACGTTCCACTGTTATGTGAATCAGTCAGACTTGCATAAATCTTAAAATAATTACGGCTTCCGGGTGGATTTGACCCAGGAAATGTTATAGTAACTGTTTCTGACCCTCTACCTTGAGACGGCCATGCGGTGGAAAAATTACCAGCAACTCGAAAAAACCCACTATTATTATATGCCAGACATTGCCAACTACCTCCAGCCCGTAACGAAGCATCTCCCTCAGAACCTCGCTTTGTTCCGCCTGCAGAAAAAGTGAATGTGTATGTGTCAATGCCACTAGCTAATCTCCAAAAACCATTAACATCCGTAATCGTATTATCTGTAGCTAATGTAAAACCGTATTGACCGCCGATGGCTGATGGCATCTTAAAACTTTCCTTATAGTTTTGATTTTAATTCTTTAATACATTCAATTAATAATGGTATAATTCTATCATAATTAACTTGTTTTTGACCATTTGCGCCTACTCTTACTGCTTCTGGTATTACTTCTTCTATCTCTTGTGCGATCACTCCAACATCATGACCGTTGTATCCACTTGGATTTTCTTTCCAATCAAATTCTACGCCACGAATCAAATCTATTTTATCTAAAGCATTTGTCATATTCATAATATTTTCTTTATAATTTTTATCTGAAGTAACAAAACCTATTACATCATTGTCAGCTACAAGGTCTCCCGCAGTTCTGATTGAGCCAGTATCTAAATCTATACTAGCTTTAGGTGTACCTTCTTTTACAAAGACATATTGATTGTTTATATTTTCAGCATTTGTATATTCGCTCAAATTATTAGTAAATGATAATGCTGTAGAATCTACATTAAAATAAAGACCTGTATCTGTATTTTCTTCAGCTAGTAACCATTTGTTATTATTTGATTGGTACTCAATAAGTCTACCTTCATGAGTTTGTAATATTGGTACATTTACATAAGCATGTTGACGGTCTAATAAAAGTATTTCTTTTACACCATTACCCGTTGAAGACACATGTTTAAATTCAAAACCTTCATTTTCATTGTCTTCCGATTGAAATATAAGTCTTGATGTATCTACAGTTTCTTGCGAATCTCCCCAAAACTTTGTACTTGTATCATCCGTAGAGGCAAAATAAATTTGCGCCGCATCTGTATTACATGTCCATTTAATATAGTTTGTAATGCTTGTTCTATCATCATCGTCTTCACCTTCTAAATCAGTTAGATTGAATTCAATTTTATTATTAGGATTTGATGTTGGGAATGTAATACCACTATTTGCAGTCAATGCACCTTCTATCAAAACATCATTATAAAAATTCACAGGAGAAATAAAATCAACATAATCATGATAAGCATTGAATAGAGGATGTGTTTCATGTTTAAAAGTAAATCTATAACCACTAAACATCATATAAGAATTACCTGTTGAATCTAAATCTAATTCAAGTTGTGTAGGTGTATCTATAGTTCCATACGCATCAATGCCTTTATTATTTTCTAATGTTAATTTTGTATCATCATTAAATATTTTCAAATTAAAATCAGAATTATCTCTTGATAAATTTAAATTACTCTCTGCAGCACCCAATTCAAGAGTATAATGTTTATCATTAGCTATTTGAGAACGATATTCAATATCAACATCAGTTAATGTGTGTTTATTAAAGACTGTGTATACATTACTATGATAAGTTAATTTTTTATTTGGTTCATCTAATATTGTTGAATAATCTAAATTATTAGAAGCATTTAACTCGCTAATTGTTTGATTAATATCATCTAAGTAAAATGATTTAATCAAATTATTTGTACTTGAATAATAATTATATTGAATAGATTTTAAAGCTTCGTTTAACTCAGACTTCATCTCTAGAGTTGTTGAACTTTTACTGTCGGTTATCACATTATCTTGGTCAATAACATCCAATGAATAATTTAAATTAGAAGAAGTTCTGGTAATGTCTATGAAATTCTTATTTGACTCAGTTTGTAATTTAAAGTTGGATGGATTTCTTGTTTCTGATAATGATAGTGTTATGATTTGTGTTGAATGATCTGAAGAACCTGTGAGTGAATGGTCACCTGATGTAAAATCAAGTGAAGCGGGATTTGATGCATTAAAAGCAAAATAAGAAGTTGCGGCACCACTTGAATTTTCTCCTCGCATATTTACAGTTTCAGTTGAATCATTCACAAACATTTTTATAAATGTTTGTGCGTCTTCTGTTTCAATTAAAGCTTCTGAATAATCTTTTGTAATATGAAGTTCAGCAGTAGGTGTAGTTTGGGAAACTGCTATTTTATCATTAGCATAAAATTGATTTGCTCCAACTTTTGCACTTGGTACATCTTGATTTACTTGACCATCTGTTCTTGAGAATCTAAATGAGCCAAATTCACCATCGTCATTTCCATTTGGGAAATAAGTGAGTTCACCAACAGTTACTTCACTACCATGCCATTGGATTACAGAACTAAAATCATTTGATGTATAGGTAGTTGTAGGTCTAGGAATTGTTGGTCCTAATACATTATTTTCTTCACCAAGATATAAATGAATACCATTTGTTCTTGTGTTTAGAATTAATGCTGCATTTGAATTATCTGCTTCAAGATAAAATTCACTTCTATCTTCTTCTGTAAATCTTAAAAGAGTTTGACCATGATATTCATCCAAACCATATTCTGGAGTATTTGCAGACTTGCTAAATGATTTACCAAAATCTAATTTATTACCATTTAAGCTTGTTCCAATAACCCAATTAGAATCATGATAAGAATCATTGAAATATAAAATAGAACCATGTCTGTACTCATCTTCAGTAGTACTTAATTGCACAACAGGACTTTCTTCTTGTACTACTAATCCACTTCTTCCATTTGGTTCAAGAGAAGTGACCGTGCCAACCTTTATAAATGGTTCTAAGCCATCTAAAATTAAATCACTGTTTCCTCTTATTGAACCAGAAACATCAAATGCATACGCAGGTGTTACTACATTTACACCTACTTTATTGCTTCTTACATATAAAGTACTATCAACAATCAATTCTTTATCTACATAACCATTGCCCAAAACATCTACATCAGTAAAGAAACTTACTTTGTCATTTGAAATTGTTACTTCTGGAGTTTTATTATATCCACCGACAGATATGTCAAATTTGGTTTGATAATCTTGAGTTGTGAGTTCTAGTATTCCAGAACCTGTATTTGCATCAAAAGCAAGATACATTCCAGAATCATCTACTCGTTCTGCAAAATCAGTAAATGATAAAGTTGCATTTGATTTATAGTCTTCAGTAGTGATTGTAATTTCTGGATTTATACTTGCAAGATGTAAATCAGAGAGAGGGTTAAGAGTACCCATCCCGATATTTCCAAAATAATCAATATGAAATTTGGTGTTACCATTTGACAAAAAACTGATTTCATTTCTCATTGTATGAGTTGTAGTACCCATAAACAAGCCAGTAGTGTTAGCATCTATTAAATTATCAGATGACTCTACTGCGTTTGTATAAACCCAAGGAGTAGAAATCCAACCTTTTCCTGCAGCTATAGCATCATGGTTTTGTGTATAGCTTGGTACTAAATTATGTCTACTAAAAGTTTTATCTAATACTAGTGAACGAAATGCTACATTAGATGTTGTTAGCAACTCTTGATCTGCAGCAAAGTCACTCTCTAATCTAAATTTAACATCTTGTGATGGAATATCAATCGTGATGTCAAAACCGGTCGGTGCTTTTAATTGAAGTAAACTATCATCAGAACTATGAACTTTGAAATATCCAGCATTTTCAATTGTTCCTTTTTGTATGAACAAACCAGCATCTAACGGCGTATATACATCATTTTTGTTTACTACAATATTTTTATCTTCTACAACAAGTTCGGTAACTTCTAGTTGAGTTTTTTCACCCAAAACGGTAAGATTACCACGGATAATTAAATCATCTTCAATATCAACACTTCCATCAATTGTATTGTTACCCGTTTGATTGATATCTCCTACAATAGTTACTGGACCTTCTACTCCTAAAGGAGCGTTGATACTAACACTGTCATTAAAAATAGATGTAGTGTCTACAAAAAGTACACTTGATGGATGAAAATGAGTAAATGCATAAAAATTAGTTACATCCCTAAAATTAGCTACACTGTTACTGTTTAATGGACCATCTAAATTAAATTCACTATTAGCATCTAGATGCACAGTATTGGAAAATTTGGCAGGACCTTTTACATTTAGTGTTGTGCTTGGTCCTAAAGTCAATCCATCCGCATTCATTATTATTGGTGAATCTTCAGGATCTGCAGTTGGGTCTGAGTTGCCGAATATAAGTTGATTTGCCGCAATAGTATTTGCACCAAAACTTCCGTACTCATTTCTATATACTAATGTTCTTGGTATAGAATAGGAAGTTGCTTGATTTACTTCATCACGTATTTCATTAAAGTTTGCTAACCAAGTTTGATGGTGATCTTGAAGAATAACTTCTCTTCTTTGGGGTGGTTTAGATGCCCCAACATCTGTGCTTTGTGGTTTAACATTTAAAACCTGCAAACGTACCTCCTTAGTTGTCTAATGCTAAAATTCTTATATTTTCTACCACGGGTATTTCTATATAATTAGTACTGGTAAAACAAACTTTTATTTGAAAATATTTAAATCTAGAGTCTGGTGGATCTGTTCTATTGCTCTCAAATTCTATAGTCTTTGCTATACTATTAGTATATTTATCAGCATCATTAGTTTTTATGTTCATAAGTTTATAATGCTGTTCTTTAAAGGTATCAAAGGATTGTGTATTTTCAAGTACACGATAAAATACAAATACATCATTCGTTCTTCTTAACACTGCATCCATTTGAACATATAATTGCATTGCTTCAAAATCATCGGCAAGTGTTACGATAGGAGAATAGTAACGATAAGAAGTATTCCCTATTGCTGTTGCATCATACTCAGTAATTAAATCTAATATTATTTTCAATCCTATTGTAGTATCCGTTATATTTTTTCTATTTCTAACAAAACTATCTGAACTAATACTTACTGCAGGATTATAATTAACGAAAGTATTTGAAACAGTATCAAACTTTTTAATGGTTACGGTATATTCAGAAACATTCAATAAGAACTTGGGGTCTGAAAAGAAATTATTAATATTTCCGAGAGCATCTACTGTAAAAATACATTTCCTATTATGAATGCCGTTGGGGTCGTATTCTGTAAGTGTTAATTGCACTCTATCTGTATTTGCTCCTGTTCTTGTAATGCTTACATTATTTTGTAAGAATAAACCATTATCTATTTTATGATTTACAGTAGTTAATGAAAATCTACTTAAATCTATCATAGGTGTGACTCTCGCATCATTAGAATTCATGTTTACTATTAACTCATAATCATTAGGAGTAAATATTTTTCTTTTTTCTAATAATTTAGTTTCATTAGCAGGAATGTTTTGATATAATATGTCTTGTACATTAGTATCATAATTCTTTGCTTTCCAACGATAATTTATATTAGTATCTGTTAAATCTAAAGAGTTTATATTTAAACGATATCTGTCAACATTTTCATTATAAGTAGATTCTTTTATATTAAGTGTCATTTCTCTTTGATTTGTGTTAAACACAGCACTATACAATTTTAATTGAAGAACACTACCATTAGATGATATTCCGTTTGTACCAACTGCTTGGTCTATAAAAATATTTGAATTGAAATTACTGTGAGTATAAAAATGTACATCATTTTCACTTCTAAAAACTATCGCATATTCTTTATTAGATGCTAAGAATATTGGTATATCATATTCTACTTCATATTCTGTACCAGTAGTATTTAATGGCAAACTAATTATTTTTTCACTAAACGGAACAACCAGTGATGGTGACAGATTATTATTTACCATAGGTTGTATGGTTATTATAACCTTTGAATCTTGATTGCATGTATATCTAAAAGAAAACTTGGACAAAAATACAGAATCATTTAAAATAAATGGTTGATGTATAGGTGTTGGTATTCTTGTTGTGTTATTAATTACAAATGTTTTATCGTCAATGTAATTACTTTCACTATCAGAATACAATTTTCTTTGTGCGGGTCTGATAGATTGTACAAAACTAGTTTTTGTTTCTAACAAACCATTTATATAAAATTTATTAGAACCAACAATATTATTCGTTTGTGCATTTAAATCTCTTATTTGTACATCTAAAGCTGTACCTGAAGGATAATCACTTTCTCCTATAGTGAAATCTCCGCACAATATTGAATTATCATCTAATGAAACTCTACTTGTTCCATAAGTATGAATAGCTGAAATTGAACCATTTAATTCATTTATTTTTGCACTAGTATCAAATATATAATTATCTATATTAGTTACATATAGGTAATAGTCTTTATTACTAATGTGTTGAATATGATTCACAACACCACTTGCAAGTCCAGCAACTGCATTTTGAGTGATATTGAGTCCTTGATATAGTGTTCTAAAATTATTTACAGATAAGCCACTAGTTGTTGTGAATGTAATTCTTTGACCGGCATTTGTTGTTACTAAATTAGAGTTAATATAAATACCATATTCATTAACATCTTTTGATAACATTTCAAATACAAATCCTATTCTTCCGGCTCTAGATTTTAATGTGAGTGTGGTATTTACTCTCTTATCATTTATCACTTTCTCAATGTTATTTTTATTATTAATTAATCTACCAGTTTTTTGAGAAAGAGTAGCATTTGCTACAGTCAATATGTTAGATTCTACTGGCACTCCGGACCAAAATTGCTCCCAATCTTTCCATTGTGTTCCATGTGCAGAACTTCTTAATAGCTTCCAATTTTTAAATTGATTATCTTCGTTTAGTAAAACAATAGGTGTAGAGTCTTTACTATACCAAACATCACTATAAGGATGGAGTGTTAATTTACCATTCTTAAAAGATAACTGTGAATTTAACGTAGAAGTTATATTCGTATCAAATGAATTTACAATTTCATTATGTCCAGCAATTGGCAAATATGCTATATTATTTTTTACTGTAGGAAAATTATTAGAAATTGAAGTCGTTGGTGCAATATGCAATAAACTATTGTTTGAGCTAAATGAAGGATATAGTTTCATTTGTTCAATGTCTATAGATGCTGCGAATCCTTCTTGATCTACTTTTGCTATTGCAAAACCAGAAAACATATCCACTAACAATCCATTAGTAAAACGTGGATTACCATTTACATCAGTTAATTTAGTTTGTATTGCTTGTAATTCTAAAGCATTTAATTGTGCGATATCTTCTAAATTTTCTATTCTTTTTTGAAGTTTAGAAATATCTTTCATAGTATAATTTTTATTATCAATTAATTTATAATTAATGTCTTCAAATTCAAATGTATATGCGGGTAATGTAATCTCATAAAGTTTTATATTATAAAAAGAAGGTACATAATTTTCGGCTTCTTGATAAACTAACTTAATTTCAGAAGTTCCATTACCTTGTAAAGCTATAACTTTTTCTTTATGATAGTAATAATCAAAATCAAGATTAATTATACTTACTATATCAGTTTCTTGTTCATAATCACTTATTGAACCAATGGGTCTTCTCACTGGTCTAAAGTCAATAACATTTCTTAGTGGAAATTTGTCTCTAGCAGAATCTATATAAGTAGGAATTTTTCTATAATGAATATTTGTATAACTATCTACAGTGAAAAAATGGCCATTTGTAGGTTCAAAAAAATCATAATTTACTCTGAATCTATAAACATTTTGAGATGCGGCTGTAATCGTTGCTTCTGTTATAGAAGTATCTAAATTATTGATATCAGGTAGTTTCAAATATGATTTAAGAACAAGCCTTCCATGATCGTAATGTGTTGCTCTTTGCCCATCATCTAATGTAAAATAATCTGTAATGTCAACATAAGGTCCTGTCAGTTTACCAACACTAACTTGAACACTTCTAATTCTGTAAATATCACTATGTTTTAATTCAAATGTTTGTTGAGTATGATTTCTAGTATTAGTAATATCACCTAATAAAGTACCATCTCCATTAACATAAACTGTGAAATCATCAACATCTGCTTGTGCATCTGTAATGTTTTTTAAAGTTTTATATCTTAATAAAGGTTGACTTACGGGTATATTAGCATGTACTATAAATGCATCTGTGTTATTGAAAGTTTCATTAAAGTTTATTGTTAAATTAGAACCTACCAAAGTTACACTTGAAAATGGAACTGATTGACCAGAACTATACTTTAGATAATTAGTTGTTCCATCTAGAATATTAGTTGCTGCGTAAACTTTTACATTATTATTATCAATATTAAAATCTGAAATAAAGTCTGTACCTATAGCTTTAGATAGAGAAGATATATCAACTCCTGTTACAATCCATTTTTCTTGATAAAATATACTATAATCATCTACTCTAACGTTTTTAACCTCACCATCTTCATTATCAATAATAGAAGAAAATTTGTTTTGTGTCTGATTAGGTGTTTTTATTACTGGATAACCCAATGTGTTTTTAACGACATTTCCATAAAACCCTTTTCCGTTTGCAAATGCAGAACTTATTATTGAATTCAAATTAGAAAGATGTGCCGTCAAATTAATATTATCACCAATAGCAAAATTAATAGGATTTAAAGCTGATACTCCTAATAATGTAAATTCTTGAGTAGCACCAACATAATCAGAAATTTCCCAAGTACTTCCATTATACTCTATAAACATACCATTATAAACATCATCAACTTGACTTAGTTCTAAGCTAACTGCTTCAATTTTATTTGTAACGGTATTAACTTTAACAACATCAAAAGATTTAATAGAATGATTTAATTCATAGTGCGAAAATCTAAATCTTTCAGGGTCATCTACACCTACTGAATTTGAACGAATAGTACCTATTTTAGTTGATCCATATTGATAATCATAAAATTGATTATATGAAGGTTTTGTTATTCTATATTCAGTTGCATTATTAGTAAATACAGTTGTATTTGTTTTTACTGTCATACTTGATGAAGGATTACCAGGTATGTTAGTTACTAATCCAAATACTTTAACAGTAACATCGTTCACATCTTCTATTAATACATAATCATCTTGCGCAAATGAATTATTGTATGATGTTGATGTATTTTCAAAATCTAATGTGGAACTTACTATACTTATTGTACTAGTATTTGCGTAATTATCATTAAGAATGTTGGCACTGTAATTTGTGCTTGAATCTCTTTCAAAAGGGGTATCTGCAATTTTTTCTATAGTTTTTAATCTATAGATATTTTGTGTCCCATTTGTTCTATTTGTAACAGTGTAATCAACACCTATAGTTGGTAAACCTGTGTTTGTATTGTTTGAATAGCTTATTAACTCATAATTAGAAATAACATCACCACCATTTGTTGTAGTTGTTTTTATATTTTTGAATATTGTTCCGTTTATTTCTAATTCTTCATTTATACCAACTACTATCGGTAAATTAAATGCAGTACTTAAAGAAATAGTTAATTGATATAACTCTTTATTTTTTGTACAATGTAAATCAAGAGTATCTAGTTTTTTGAAATTAATAAAATTTTCAGTATGAAAATATGATGATAATTCAAAATAATGTTGATTTGGCAATACTGCAGCTTCTGCTGCTTTAAAATCCCGAGATTTATTATCTTCTATTTTTGTTTGAAATGTTGTTTCAAATCTATATCCATTTACATAAGCTTTCCCTTCACTTAAAACGTAATTTAATTTTTCTTCATCTCTCAATGAAATTGTAGTTCCGACTTTAGCTTCAGAAAAATAATCTGGTGAGTTTGTTGAAAAATCCGGATAACTATCATAGTGAACATCACTCACTTTCATTCTCAAGTCGCTATCTATTCTTACAATTTTTAACAAGCGATTATAATCTACCACACTACCAAACATTACATAATTACCTATTGTTAAATTAGTATAAGTAGTTTCTGAACCTGTTATGGTGTATACAGTTTCTCCATCTAAACTATTGTCATATTCTGTTACTGTATGTGTTCCTGTAAGTAAAGCATCTGATGTAACATTTAATTTAAAGGGGTCTATTACAAAATTACCATGAATTTCATATGTGGTTCTTGCTAATGTGTCTCCTAAGACACTATATATTGGATATTTTATTCTATAAATTAAATCACCATTTTTAAATTTCAGAAGAGGTGTAAATTTCCAATCATCATTAGATTGAACATAATTTAAATCATGTTCTTTTAGCATTAAATTTAATATTAATCTATCTGCACCTGGAGAATTTTCATTAAATGCATTTTGTGCAGGGTCAAATAATTGCGAACCGTATGTTGGATGAGAGATATCAGCTATTTCCCATTGCAATTCAACACCAACTTCAACATTCATTAAAGAAGCATCACCAATATGATATATTAATTTTTGTTCTTCTATATTAGTAAAATATCCTGAAGTATAAAAGACGGTATCTTTTATCATAGCAAACATGCCATCTGTAGCGGCTAATGAATTTAAAGTGCCAATCTTACTTCCCAAAACATTGTTAGAAAATTTTACATATACGTCAAACCTACTTGGTAGTGATGTTGAAAATAATTCTGCTAAATTTTGCTGAATTTGTCCATTATTAAATTTAAGTCCCATATAATTAGGATAAACAATACCATCTTTAATAAAGGCGTTTTTAAATGTAACAAAATCTGCTTCTAAAACTGTACTTATATCAAGATTAATATCTACTGTTGTATCTTTAATTACTATAGTTGAATTTTCTGGAACAAAAGCTAATAAATTTGCATCTTCTGATAGTTCATAAAGTTGACAGTGATCATAATCTATACCACCGTTTTTTTCAAATCCTCCACTTGTAGTGACCATAGAACCGTCTTTAAAAACATGGTCTCCAAATCTAGATATTTGTTCGTTTACTATGTTTTGTAAAGATATGAGTTCTGCAGATTGTAGCGGATATCCTGGTTTAAATAGTACCTGTGAAAAATTTCTACCTGGATATTTTATAAAATATGGACTATTTGCTATTTCAGGAAGTAGAGTTTTTGCCATTTAAAATTCCTTTATTATCAGAGCAATAATTTACTATGTAGGGTTCTTTTTATTTATGAAACTATTTTTATAAATATTAATGTAGTATTTTTTTATTAATATTCAAATTAATTATACCTATGATAAAAACTAGAGAAGACTTAGTACAATGGGCATTGCGGTCGTTGGGACATCCAATGATACAAATTAATATCACAAATGAACAACTTGAAGACCGATTAGATGACACCCTAGAGTTATTTCAAGAATATAATTTAGGCGGTACTAATCGTGATTATATTCGTTATCAAGTATCTGAAGAAGACATTTATAATCAATATATCCCTATTGATGGTTCTTCTGTTATCGGCATAGTAAGATTAATACCCTTATCAAGAGGTATATTCGGAAATATAGATTTAGTATTTGATCCTATATATCATCTATTAAATGCAGCCACAGACAGACAATGGGCAAGCATTGATTTAACATCATATACTATGTTCAGACAATATGGTGAAACTTTGGATTTAATTTTAAAACCTAAACATAATATAAGATTTAATCGTTATCAAAATAAAATATTTATTGATTGGAATTGGGGAAGAAGAAATTTCACTCCGTCAAATATTATTACTGAAGATGATCAAAATTTCTTAACAGAAGAAGATATTTTGGGAGACAGTGTAGATTTTCAACTTCAATTCGTAGATGAATTTGATGGAGTAGATACAAAAGCGGATATTGAACCTGGCGATTTTATAATCTTGGAATGTTTTAAAGTTTTAGATCCTGCGGAATATCCAGGTGTGTATGGTGATAGATGGTTGAAAGAATATTTTAAAGCAAAAGTTAAATATCAATGGGGTCAAAATTTATCAAAATATTCCGGAATGACTTTACCTGGGAATGTACAAATTGATGGTAATGTTATGATGTCAGATGCTCAAGCTGAGTTAGATAAATTAAAAGAACAATTATATACAGATTATTCAGAACCACTTACCTTTTTTATTGGTTAATTATGGAAATATATGATAAAGAACTAATTATAGATATTAAAAACTCATTTATTTTAGAAAAACTTCAAATTTTTGATTATGCAAAAGATTTTTATACTGCACTTTGTAATAGAATATGGAAAAAAGAAAATATAGAAAATAGTTTCTCTTTTCGTGAAGCCGCACGTATTACTGCCGGATTAAGAAATAAAAACGAAAGTTATTTAGAATTTTATCCTTCATTACCATCTAAAAATAATAATAGAATGGAAGGTGATGTTACTATAGAAATAGAAACAGATTTTAAAAAAATTGGTTGGTTTCTATAGAATTAATTTTCAAGGTCTTCTTGTATAGATTTTAAGAAGAGTTTTTTCTGCTCATCGTAAATATTTTTATCACCCCAAAACATGTGATTCATATATTTTATAACACTACCGTTATACTCTTCTTCAAATGTTTGTTCCGACATTTGTTTGCGGAGTGATAATGCTAAACCCATTTTGGTATTTACATAGTTCATGGTTTTTTTGACTTGACAATTATCTTTGTTTTTGGTATAATCTATTTATATTTCATACAAGGAGCATAAATGTTATTTGACAACTTAGAACAATTAATTGAAGAGAAATACATTAACGTATCTAGTCATGAATCGGATTCAGACTTCAAGATTTACAACTACTCGCAGAACACACAATTCAAACGTCACTGGAACGAAACAACTTTGAATTGTCGTGGATTGATTGCGCATAAAAATATTATCGTAGCAAGAGGACCTAAAAAGTTCTTTAACATTGGAGAAGTAGCAAATCCGCCAATAGAAGAAGCAACGGGTGTTTACGAAAAAGTAGATGGTTCCCTTGGTATCCCATATAACGTCAATGGGACTCTCCACATCGCTACCAGAGGGGCATTTCATTCAGCGCAAGCTCAATATGCCACTGAATTATTATATGAATATAATGATGATTTTTTCAATATTGTTTTGGATATGTTGGAAGATGGGCTAACTCCAATATTTGAAATCATCTATCCGAATAATCAAGTTGTTGTAAACTATGGTGACAGAGATGAATTAGTATATATTGGAACAGTGAACAACAAAACAGGTATCATAGATTTTGAATCTCATCGTGAAATATTTGAACCTCATTGTACTCTAGTAAAAAAATATACAGTAAATGATAAGATACCAGAAAATTCAGAAGGTTTTGTTGTGCAATTTGCAGATGGTTTGTGTATCAAAGTCAAAAGTGATTGGTATATAAAACTTCATCGCATTGTGACAAACAGAGATTTTCACAAGACGGTATTAGAAAGTTTAATGGAGGAAGATTTCAAATGGTTAGAGGATGTGCCAGATGAATTCTACAAGGAGATTCATGAAATAAAATCAGAATATGAAAATAGATTAAACAGTGAATGTAATAGAATTACTGCTTTGTTGATGGGAATAAAAGAAAAGAATAAAGAAGATAAAGAAATAGCAATAGAAATTCAAAAGCACAAAGAAGACCAGTCTTTTCTTTTTAATCTATGGAGAAAAGACTGTTCTGTCTTAGAGAAGCTATTGCTGAAATCTTTTTTAAATGAGTATAGAAAATCAAACAACTCTTAACCATTTCATATGACCAGCGGCTTTTGATTGCTGTGAACCCGGTGAAATAGCTAGTGTGTATGTCCCTCTACCATATGTTCCACCAACTTGCAAGTATCTTTCTAGTTGTTGATACAATTGCAATCCGGTAAGTGTTACTTCACCCTTTGTTTCTATAAAACCAGAATCCATTACATCTCCACCAGTTACAGTTGTATTGGTAATACTATATTCAAGTGCTGGATTTTGAGAAGCAACATATGTTAATGACGTACCAAATGTAGCATTTTTAATAATCTTAAATTGATAGTTAGTATTACTATCACCCATGACAGAAATTCTTTCTGGTATAAGAATAGAATCTAAATGACTTGTAGTTAATCTAAATGTAGCTAGATTATAAAAAGTTCCTACATTTGCTAATGTATATGTTTGATTGATATCTCTACCATGAGAAATTGTAGGTGAACGTCCTTCTGGATTAAATCCACCTTCACTAATAACAGTTGAACATATTTGTATAAGAGAACTTGGTGAGGATGTATTTGTTTTGTTTGTTATTTCATATCGTACAGGTAAACAAGCTGTAGTCATATATGTGCTTGTTTTTATATTACCATTATGAAATATGTGTGCAGTTTTAAGTATACCATTATCTGCAAATCCACAACGTACATCACCAACACCTAACCATTCTATGTCTAACCAAAATATCTGAGATTTAGTGAAATCAATTTCTTCTATTGCATCCGCACGTACATCATATTTTATAGGAATGTTTGATAATTGTGTGCCGTCAAATCGGTCAATGTTCCAATCTGGTTGTGCTACTCTTGTTTCTTGAACTGTACCATCTACAAAAGAACGTAAAACTAAGTATGCTACATTATCATCCATTTCCAAAAATATTCCATTTTGTCCATTGAAATATCCTATACGTTGTCTTAGTCCTTCTTTAGCAGGACTTAAAACAAATGTATTCATAACTAATAAAGATTTACCAGGTTGATAATAAAAAACTTTATTAGTTTCACGTATAACTTCACTATTCGCTTGGTTATCTACATTAAGTAAAATACAACTACTATCTGAATGATGCTCTAATGTAGTGTTTACTGTATTTGCAGTTGACCATTTTCTATTATCTTCATAACGATGTTGTGAATCAAATACAGTATATGCGTCAGATATTCTTAATCTACCGAATGCATCTACAAGTCCACCGGAAGGAGTAACTTTATCGTCAAGCATGACAACTTCATATCTTCCTTCAACATCTACTGTATTATTGTGAGAACACCATTGCATTTGTTTCCTTTTATGTTATTTTACATCTCATCATTATAATCCGGTGAGCCACCCAAACTAAATCCCATCATTTTATGACCTACTCTAATAGGTTTTGGTGAAAAGGGTACAATCTTTTTTGAATGCATAGAAGAAGACATATCTGATTTCTCCATATCCACACTTTTATCTTGTTGCTCATCTGTAGCATCAAGATAAGATGCAACTTTAATCATGTAATCACAAGCAACTGCAATTTTAGATTGAACCCACTCTGGAAGATTTTCATTATCATCCATATCTTTCATCAATTTAGTGGCCGCTTGATGTATTTGACAAAGCTGAGTTTTTGCCATTGAACCTTCATAATCATATTCATGGTCTTCACCTGGTTTATGGTCTTCTCTCATCATCTCTGTTTTCCTTTGTTTTGCGTCCTGTAATTTCACTTCAAGTTCTTTTATTTGTGCATTAATTGATTCAATGTTCTGTTCTCTTGTATCTCGTTCTGCCCGAACTACTTCAGGTGAATCCTCAGATACATTAAAGTATTTACTCATTAATTCTTTTACATCTGACATGTTTTATTTCCTTTAATAAATATTAAGTAGTTAGAGTTTTCTTTATTTATTTATAAAAAAATTTAAAAATGAAAAAATTAGTAAACGATATAGACAAATTATTAAATGAACAAACTAGTATAAATGGTTATTATGCAGTTGTATTATCCGAAGATTCTTATAATCAAGTAAAAGATTACGCAAATTATAAAATTATAAGATCTAATCATGTCACTATCGCTTTCAATCCAACAGTAGAAGTGGCTGAGAAATTAAGTATAGTTCTAGGTAAAAGAATATCTATTAAAACTAAAGAACTTTGTGAGAATAATAATATTCAAGCGTTCACCGTAGAGATGAATAATTTAGAAAGAATGGATGAAGGAATTGCACATATTACCGTATCTCATACGGAAAATGCAAAACCTTATGACTCAAATGAAATGCTTAAAAATCCCGATAGAATTCGCAATATAGAATTGAATCTTAACGGCACTTTTAAATACATTCCTCATAACAAATAAAAAAAGGGGAAATGCAAAAGCACCTCCCCCTTTTTTGGAAATTAATTTTAAAAAATTAATTCATTACTTCAAGTTAGAAACCATCATTTTGCGATAGTACTTATTTGCATGAGCAGTAATACCTGAACCGGTCACTCTAGTTGAACCTTGAGAGAATGGATTGGCAACAATTGCATCTCTACTCATGAATCCAATAATCGGAGTGAAGGTTTCTGGATTTTGTGCTTTCAACATCTGAAGCGGCTGATATGGGCAGTAGAAAATACCGGCATCATATGGAGATGTACCTTTAAATCCTACACACACAAGAGCGGTACTTGTTACGGGTAGATATGGGTCAATATATACTCTAAATTGACCATTCAATACACCAGCAAACAAGTTATCGGTCTCGTCACTCTTTAGGTTATTCTTCAAGTTAGAAGAATAATCCAATACGCCAGCCATTTGAAGTGCAGAAGCAACATCAGCAGAACAGATAATTACATTACCTTTTCCGCGTCTGGTCTCTCTAGCGATTTGATTTGCTTCAATTTCCAATTGGAACATCAAACCTTTGAACTTCTCTACAGACCATCTACCATTTGAATCTACAAGAAGGTCAAATGTGTCTGGAGCAGTAGTATTTTGTGCGCCTTTTTCAGCAACAGTATAAATTGTGCGAATTACTTGTCGGTTAATTTCTGCCAAAATTTCATTGGAAAGAATATTTGCCAATTCACTTTCAGCATTCAATCCATGAGTTGCTTTTAAGTCTTGAGCCATTTCCAACGTATATTGACCACGGAGCTTTCTTGTTTCCGCAGTCACAGACATCTTCTCAATTGAGAATGACATTTCTGGAATTGTACGATTTCCAGAAAGGCCCAAACCTTCACCAACAGATGTTGCCATTCCTGTACCCGTACCACCAGCACCAAAAAATACTGAAACTGGGTCTAGAGCAGGATGAGTAGTTGTATGATCACCGGAATATACAGTGTTTGCTTCACCATAAAATGCTTCTTTATTTGCAGAATTTGCACCACCGGTTCCATCATATAAACCACCTTCATTGGCTAGGTCTCCAGGTGAACCATATTGTGAACGCATTGCAAAAATTAATCCAACGGGGGATGTCATTGGTTGAACACCGCAAACATCATATGCCAACAATTTTGGCATAGTTCTTCTTACAAGAGAGATCAAAACAGGGTCAACCCACTGAAATGAACCTGGTGCAGAAGGATTACCACCAGCAGCATCAATACCAGAACCCATAGGTGCTTCTGATAAGAACAATCCCTGACCATTCTCTGTCTGAGCTTGTTGTCTCATCATTTTTTCTTGATTTTCCAAAAGAATCGCGGTAACACTTTTTCTATAAGTGTCATCAATATTTGGCAATTCCTCATGCTCTAAAATCGGTTTCCATTTTTCTTGAACTTGTTCGTTAAGAATCATACGTTCTCCTTTGTTAAAAAATTGAAATAATTTCTTTTATTTATTTATATATATCTTTTTTCAATTTTCAAAACTTATTATATTTTGAAATTGCTTGCTTATATATATCAATTGAAGATGGAGCAGTTTGCTCGGAATGATAATCTTCAACTAAAGTTGAAGCTTCATTTATTTCATTTTCAATAATATCTTCATTCTGTGTTTCTGCATTTACTGCAGTATTTTCATTTGAAAAATAATGTTCTTTAATAATTTGAACTTTCTTTTCAAATTCTTCTTCACTCTCGAAATCAACAGATTCAGTTAATTCTATTAACTGTTCTCTATCAGCCATTGTTAATTCAGATGTTTTTTCAAAAATAATATTCCTTCTTTTCTCTTCTTGTAGTTGCTTCTTCAATCGCATATTTCTCTTTAAGTGAGTATTTACTTGCTCTTGAAGTTCTTCAGTTTTTTCTTCCAATGAAACAACTAAATCTTCTTTTCCTTCTGGTACATCAATGTAATTTTCGGAGAAAAGATTTTTCAAACCAAAAATAAAGTTTTCTGTGATTTCAGTGCGAACACCTTTTTCAACAGCCAATTCATTTTCTTTTAACCACTCTTCTGCAACATATGTAATATATTCATCAACTTTTGTTGTTAGATTATCAAGTTCTTCATGAAGCTGTTCTGCATGTGCTTCTACTGCTTCTTTTAGATTATCATTGTATTGGGTTTCTAACTCTTCTTTAAGATTAGCTACTTCTTCATTGACCTTTGCTGTCAATACAGTTTCAAATAAGATAGCTGCTCTCTCTTTAAATTCTTCTGTTAGAGTTTCATCTTGTGCGAACAGAGACTCAATCTGCTCCTTAACGTCCTTCTTTTTCTTTTTATCAGCTTTCTTCTTGACTTCTTCATCATCAACTTCAACTTCTTCATCATCAACTTCATCATCAACTTTATCTTCTTCATCATCAACTTCAACTTTATCTTTTTTATCATCTTTATGTGCGGCTTCTGCCATCATCTCATCATCTTCTTTTTTGTCAACATCTTTCATTTCATCCATCATTTGTGTTGCCATAGTATTAACAGTAGTACCTTTTTCAATAGTTACCTGACTAGCAGAAGCATCCATTTTCATCTCCTTCATTAAAGCAGATAGTGTAGAATCAACTTTGTCTTCTTCTACAACAGTGCTTAAATCTGTGGTATTTTTAATAGAATCCCCGAATTTCTTTTTCATGAACTCGGAAATCTTATTTTTTACTTCAGTTTCAGTCATAAGATTCCTTTTACTTAATTGTTAATATATCAGTTCGTTTGTAGATTATTTATATTATTTTAATTTTTAGCGATTTCTTTCAAGAAGTTATCAAAAATTTTAAGAGTTTCATGTTCTCTGCGTTCTCTCAACTTCTCTTTAACACTTAATTCAATTGCATTCTTTGTATCTTCTAAAAGTTTTTCAAGTTTCACTTCTTTTTGACGAACTTGTGAATTTACTTTATTTTGAAGTAAAGTTTTCATCTCTTTATTTTCGTTCATAAGAACAAAAATTTTATCTTGCATTGTTTTAATTTCGGTCTTCATTTCTACTAATGTATCAAACCAAGGCATAGGATTTGTAGATACATTTTTTTCTTCATTTACTTGAGCTTCTTTTTTCAAAAAACTCTTAGTGTCTTCATTCCATATCCAATCAACAGATTCCATAACCATATCAACAAATGCTTTAGGAGCCGAAGGATCATATACTACATCAATTGCTGCCAATTGAAAATCTTCACCAACTAAAGAATATCCTTCTTGTTGTGTTAGTGAACCAACTCCTCTTGATGACACTCCGAGTTTTACACCTCCATCAACAAGACCACGTACAATATTACCGCATGGTGTATCCAATACCTTTGCTTTACCTAAAATATGATTACCATCTACGTTAAGTTCCGTAACCATATGTGATACTCTTTCAAGGTTTACGGTGGGGTCTGCAGGGTGATTCAATTCTCCCAATGCTCTCTGAGAATTTACCTTTTCCTCAACATATCTTTTAGTTTCTTTTTCTAAAATCGGCAAGGTATACATTCTACCATTTTTATTTGTTTCTTCGGCTTGCATGAATATTCCGGACAAAAAATGAGTTCTACCTCCACTTTCCGATTCTTCAGTAATAGTTTGAATATTATCTGAACTTTCTACAAGTAATTTCATTTATTCTCCTATCTTAAAGTTTTAGACCGTGCTTTGGTCATTTTACGTTTAACGAACATTCTTCTCATTTTACCAGGATTTGATTTAATTTTTCTCCATCTTTTTAGAGAAGATTTACGGTCCTTTTCTTTTTGTTTAGCGGGCTTAGTACTCTTTGGTAAACACATAACTTCTTTAACTTTTTTGCCTGCTACCGATATTTCTCTATTTAGAGGTTTTTTATATTCATCCGATTTGCATGTCATTACAATTTTATCAAGTTTAGTTCTAGGATTTCTTCTCCATCTTACATGAGCAAATCCTTCTACAATTTCTTGAAATAACTTTTTTTCCGATAGTGAACTACCTTCACCTAAATTAACATCTTCTTTAATTTCCATATTTTTAAATAGTTGCTCACTAGATGATACAAATTTTTCTACTTTTTTTCCTATACTTGGGTCGTCTTCTCCAACAGATGTTACAAAATTATTTAAAAGGTCTACTATTTTTTTTCTTTTTTTATCTGAAAATTGTGACATCATAGCTGATAATCTCTTTGAATCTATGGCTTTACTAGTAGTTACTGGTAAGTTCTCTGATTTATTTTCTATTTTTTTAGGTTCTGGCTTTATTTCTATATGTTTCTGAGTTTCGGATATTTCTTCAAGTTTTTCATGAGTGGAGCCATGAATATAATTATATAATTTAACAATATCTTTATTATATTTTTTTATACTTGCGCTGAAATCATCATATTTTAATTTATTTTTATCCATTAAAAAATGATACAAACTATACATCTCTTGAATTAAACTAAGTAAATTTTCTTTAGAAACTATTGATTTTGAACGTGTATCAAGAACATTTGAAAATTCACCTACAGCTAAAATTAAATCAGGGTCTTTTTTAACTAATTCAGCTAGTGAAGATAAACTTATTGCATAATGATAATACATAACATGCATTTGAAACAATGCCGCTGGATTTAATTTTATGTTGTCAAGAGATATTCTTTTTTGAGATAGAATATTTTTTTGAAAATTTTCTAATTCATTGTAAACTTCTTTAGCTGTATTAAATCTTTTGGTTTCATTTTTGCTCTTTAATATAGATTCGCCTATTGTTCTCAAATTCTTATTATTAAATTCAGGCATTAAGTTTTTCTGATTTTTCAAAGCAGAAAAAATATCATCATAGTTATTTTTATTATCATCATTTCTTGGTATCGTTCCGCCCTTAGACAAAGAGTCTTTAAATGAAGATGCATAATTTTTTACATTAAATTCAAATCTTTCTCTCCAACCTTCTAAAAGATAATTTGAATTATTTTCATATTCTACATTCTCATCCATTCTTGGATATCCACGGTCATAAAGTTTTTGTTCCGCCTTTTTCTTTTCATTCTCTAAGTATTTTACAGTATTATGATTAGGTGAAAGTTTAGCAAGAGCAGTGCTATGTTTTAATGTAATATTTAAATAATGGTCTCTTAATTTTTTTAAAATTGGATCAGATTTAGTAGGAGCATATTCTGCAGTTCCCTTTCCTTTGGATTCACCTGCATCAAATATTATAGGTTGTGAAATTATAAATTTACTCAATTTAGAATTTCTATCTCCTAACTCTTTCATGCGGGTTTTTATAGAGTTAAATTTCTTTTCTGTTCTTTTGAATTCAAAAGAATCTGTATCCATATCATCTAAATTATCTTCTAATTCAGCTAAATCATAGCTTAAATCTTCAATCTCTTTTGTATTTTTATTAAATTCTTTTTGATACTTATTTGATATTCGTAAGCGTTTGCCCTTTTTAGTAGGAGCAAGAGAACGCACTTTAGCATAGGCTTTATTAGTTAATCCTTTACCTGCTGATTTAGCACCAGCAGTGATTTTATCTATAGCATCATCTATAAAAGACCTTTCTAGTAATAAAAGATTGACACCTGAATTAATATAGTAATTTTCGTAATTTTCTTTTATTATGTCTGATAATAAATTATTCTTCTGCACTTGCGACTTCAGGCTCTGATACGGGTTCTGTTGTTTGTTTTGGTTCTTCATGCGAGGGTTCTTTATTAAAAATACTGTTAGATAATTCTATTTTTTTATCTTCTAATTTATCATAAATTTTATTAGCAATCATCTGCTCAAAGTTTTCTTTTGTCTTGTTCATATCACCGTCATTAATACTTTTTATCATTTCTTTTGATAGATTTTCCATTATAATTCTCCAGTTGTTGGTGTAGTAGTCGGTGGTGTTTCTGCGCCACCCAAATCATTAATCATTCCACCTGCTGTCGGCTCGGGTGTACCCGGTGTTAAACCTCCCAAACCACCCATTCCTAAATCAGGTCCTCCTAAACCTCCGAATCCACCTCCAAGTCCAGGTTCACCTTCTTGTGGTGCAAATCTTTGGTCATATTTTTCTTCTTCAATTTCTTCTTCTATACGTTCAATATCATCATCATTAAGTGCTAATATATTTTTACGTATATAATTTGCTGAGAAATACTTTCCTCTATATTCTTCAGCATCTCTCAAAACATTCATTTTTTCTGTTAGTAATTCTAAATTTTTAAGAGCATTAAAATTGCTATCTTGGTCGTAAATAAAATGAATTTCGTCTTTAATTTCTTCCCATTGTTTTAAAGAAATAATATTCTTTAAAATTAATTGTCTCTTTAATAAATCCAAAAATAAACCGGAAAAACGTACTCGTAATCTTTCTATAAATCTTAAAAATTTATATTCTTCTCTAGAAATTTCGCTTGCTCTACCTAATGAAAATCCGCTTTCTGGTTGCATTCTAGAAATTGGTACATTTAAAGAACGGAATAATTGTCTTTGAAAAAATTCTAATTCATCTAATTGTGTAAAATTAGCTTCACTTCCCTGTAAAGTGTCAATCTCCGTGGTTGCCGAGCCATTTCTCCGAGGCATCCAGTAGTCTTCAAGCATTGCTTGAAACTTGCGGTCATCTCTTAGTTGACCGGTCTTACTGTCATAAACCATCTTGTTGCGATACTGATTCATCAGTGAGTGCATGTATTGTTCGGCTTTTGCTTTTGGTAAATTACCAACATCAACATAAAACACTCTTCTGGATGGCGCACGGCTTAATCTGTATATAATAGCCGAATCTTCTAACATTCGTATTTGATTTAATGGACGAAATGCTTTATGAAGATAAGAAATTACATTTTTTCGTCTTTCATCTAATAAACCGCTGTTTGTATATACAATTGAATCCGATGCTATTTTTAAAACATTACTTCTCTCTCCACCTACATTAGTACCATCGTTTTCTACATTAAAAACTCCAGTTTCTGAATATAAATAATATTCATTAAATTTTTGATTTATCGGTATTTCATCCATTCCTATACGAACACTTTCTTCATTATCAGTCTTTTGTCTTTCTCGTATCTTTTTTATTTTAAATGGGTCTATAGGTCTTAGCTCTACTATACCTTTTTGTGGATTTTTAGTATCTATAAGAACATGATAGAATATTCTACCATCTATAAACCACTTTCTAAAAATTTCAAATCCGGCGTATTTAAAATTTAATTTATCTAAAATATTATAAAACTCATCTCCTATTTTATCTCTTAATAGTTGAGAAAAATTTAGATAATCAAGTTCAATATTTACAGGATAAGTTTTTCTTCCAGAAACTATTGATTCATTTACTATTTCATCAATAGCAATTTCACATTCTGGTTGCATAGACATTGAGCGATATCTAGCCATCAAATCAAATTCATTGTTAAATGTACTATCTAGGTTTAGATACGTACCGTATACGCCGGCTGCTCCTACAACAGCAGAACCGTCATCAAATTCAGGAGGTGAAAAAGATTGAATATTTTCATTTTCTTTTTCTTGCTGTTCCTCAAATTTCCATCCAAATAATGTAGCCATGAAGTTAAACTCCTTTGATAAATTAAACTAAGTGTATCATTTATTTATCAATCACAATTTTTAAAAATAAAAAAACCCACACTTATTAAGGTGTGGGTTTTAAGAAAAAAAACAAATAATTAATTATATTAACTAGCCTGAACCCACCCTTTAGCTTCTTCAAGGTCACTGTCTCCCGAAGGATTAAAAGGATTGTCAGTTGGTGCTTCGTTCGGTAGTTTTTCCCAATATTGATAAGAGAATGTAACAGAAAATTCCTCTATAGTATCTTTAGTGTCCCAGCTTAAATCTATAGCACTAATATTGATTGGAAATGCGTCTTTAAAATAATAAGATGCACTATATTCACCACCTGGAATTGCTCCTGTAGCAACCGTACCCTGTTTTTTCAACTGATGAACTTCTAAGTCACCAAAAATTGTTGATGAGTTTCCAAAAGCAGTTTTGGATTCAAAGATTGCTTTGCCTGGCGCCATGTATTCAATCCAAGCTTCAAATACATGACGAATTCTATAATCTTCATCATTAATAATAGTTACTGTCCAATCAGCAAACGTTCTATCAATAGAAGGGACTTTAAATTCTCTTCCTAAAAAATTAATAGGAACACTATTGATTGTTGATTCCGGTATCTGCGCTGTTTTAATAAAAAATGATATATCATTTGTTTTTAATCCCGATCCTTCAACAATCAGGGATTGCAGCGATTCTTGCGCTGATGTTGGAAAATTTATTTTGCTATAAAACAAAGATGGTCTAGCACCACCCTGCTGTAATTTATTTCGTAATGCGGTTACACTGATTCCCATTTTTCTCCTTTGAAAAAAGTGGACGCTAGGCGTCCGTTATTTTTTATACGCCTAGGTCAGTAAAATCTACAGACTGGCCGACTGCTGTGAAGTTTAATTTAATAAAGTTAATTACATATGTTGGTTTTACATATAAATCAGCAACAAAACGATTTGCTTCAATAATATCGTCAGTATTATTAGTTTCATCACAGACAACGCGGAAATCAGAAGCACCTTGGTCTGCAACTACAGTTTCCATATACTTCTCGGCTACTCTTGCAAATTCTGCACGGGTAGTTGGGGTATTAAATTCAAATAATCTTCTCCTTGCTTGAGCTATTACAAATTCTTTTAATGTGATGAACAATCTTCTCACATTAATTCTATCAAATGCACTTGGAATTCGTTGTAATGTTTTATCACCATATAAAATAGTTCCTTCACCTCTGAAGGCAACTACTGGATTAATTTGATTAATATACAAATCGTCACGATGTACTGGTGCTGGATTATAAGCTAATTTTACAACATTTTTTATGGAACCTCTTGTTGTTCCAGCTGGTGAATACCAAGGTTTGAAATTTAAATCTGTAAGTGCCATCAATCCTGCCATATCACCAGACAATGGTAGCCATCTATAAGTATCTGAGTAACCGTCATATTGGTACTTAAAGTTACCATCCATAATTCCATAAGAACTATCATATACAGCATCTCTCCACTGTATTATTTTATCTGTAATTTTTTGCGGGTCTGATTCTCCTCTTGCAGTAGCACCATATTCCGGTGATACACAAACTACACAATCTTTTCTATCTTCTGCAACTTGTATCATTTTAGAAATAGCTAAATGATAGTTCAATGGATTACCTAAATCGTATGTCCATCCTGTGAGGAAAAAGTCTAATTCCCAAGATTCTTTTGCTTTAAATAATTCAATAGCAGCAATTAAATCATCATTTCCTACAGAACTTCCATTTGTACCACCACTAAATGTAGAAGAAGTTTTGCTTGAATTGAGATGATATGTATTGAATATTGTACTCAGAGCAGAACTTCCCCAATTTGAAGGATTTATACCATCATTTATTGGATGATTTGCCCATTTTACCCATTCCGAATTACTATTTACTCTCCCTACGTAATAGGTAGGTACTCCATAATCATCCACTCCATCAATAGCAACTGATAAAAATGAATAACTTTCAATAACCTCTCCCATAGTACCCGTAATTTGACCATGATTATCTACAACAACCATATGCATTTGATCGTTAAAATTACCATTTGGGTCACTATTCAATGCTCGTATACTATTTGATGTTGCTGGTTCACCAGTGAACAATTCTGCATATCTCCAAGAACGATACCAAGGTACAGGACTTGATGAAGAGACTAATCCAATTAAATTGGCATGTAGTTTTAATTCTATATTTGATACAACTTCAGTAACTCTTAGTGTTTGTCCTTGCACTGTAATCAAATCACCAACAGAAATTTGTTTTGTGAAAACAGTACCTACACCATTTAGTATATTGGTGTTATTGGAGAAGTAAACCATACCCATCAAGTTATCTGGAGAATTTCTTCTAGCACTAACAGAAAATTCTCTAAATCTTGACCTTTCTTTAACTGTTGCAGTTGTCACGTAGTTTACAGGATCAAATACAGTTGTTGCTGGTGCTGTAGTATTTCCAACTGTTACGTATGCATTAACAGTTTTAGTTCCGGTATCAATACTTTCAATTAATAAATTATAAGTATTAGATTGTAGAGTAATTGATACTACCTTTTGTTGCTCTACTACAGTTAAATCTTCTGCAAAATAACCAGTAGTTGAATTCATAAAATCAAAGTATGTTGGATCATCTATTTCATTATTATGAGCAAATTTCACTTTATATTTTCCAGCAATCTCTGGGTCAGATTCAAATTCTAATTGATTTAAATTCGCTACTCCTGCATTTGCTAAACCTACATTATATGCTCTTTCTGTAGCAAAGCACATATCTACTTTGAGTGTATTTCCTAATATTCCTGGATATCTTGCAACCCAAGAACCATGAGCATTCGTAGCTCCGAAGTTAGGACCTACTCCTGTTCCATCACTTAATCCACCTTCTTCTATTATAAGTTTATCTAGATAATCCTCGTCATTTTTTACTAACGTTGGACTTCCTGAAAATGTAGCGTTCTTTGCAGTATCGTTATCAATCAAACGAACAACGTTTAAGTTATCACCATACTCTAAAAAGTTTTTACCATTAAACCATTCAATATAATTATTAGATGTTGGCTTCCCAAATTCTAAAGCAAGTTCTGATTCTGAATGAACCATAGTAGGGATCATTGCAGGACCCCAAGAATATCTTCCTATTACACCTGCTACGCTAGTTTGAGGAACAACAACTTGACGGACTGAATTGTCAATCTCATTAGTAACAATTCCCGGTGATAGTGTGAAATCAGCCATGTTATATCCTTTTTATGTTGCGTGTTACGTATAAAAATTACATCAAAAAATAAATTATAATTATTGAATTTTTTATTTAAAAATATTTATCAATTTTCAAGTTTTGGTAACTCATCAAATAACCATCTATTTTGTTTAAGTATTTCAATGTCTTCTCGTTGCGTGTCTTCTTCAAATGATGGAGATATAAATTCATCTATACCATCATTCAAAAATCCAAAAGGTAAATAATTTTCTTCATTTTCTTTTTCTTCTACATATTTCATTAAATTTTCACGTATATCATTATCATATAACTCTTTAAAATATTCTTCATCAACCATCCAAGAAAATAAAACTAAGGTCATTATACAATCATCATGTTTTCCGTTTTCGGCTTTGTACGAACCTGACTTTGCATCAACAGAAAACGTTAAGAATTCTCCAATTGTATCAGAATCAGTAACCAACAATTGTTCCTTTTCAATTAACATTTTTAAATTAGAACAACCTATTCTTTTTACTCTGGCTGTTGTGGTAATACCCATTTTAGCATTTTTATGGAAACCACTAGATAGTGTAGTTTTCATGTCTCTCTTTACAGTAGTAAACATATTTTCATATTCTAAGTCTTGAGATAATACATCAGTTACTTGAGAACCGATATTATTTTCTTCTACTAAAATATATGCTTTATTATATTTTAAAGCTGTATTATGAATTACTCTGGCATATATGATCGGTTGTATTGTGTTGTCACGAAAAACCGCAACCACTTTAAAAGGTTTCATTGACACATCAATTACAGAAAATACAGAAAAGTCTTGCTCTCTACCTTTTGAAACATCCGCCACAATCACATAATTATGTTCATCTTGTACTTTTCTGTAGATTTTTAAATTATCAATCTCTTTAACTGGTCTTTCAATTGCCATATCTTTAAGTTTGGTAGATGCAATTAAAGTTGCTGTACTACCTAAGAATTGACAACAATGTTCTACAAGAAATTTCTCTTCTCCAAATTGAGCAACAGTTTTCTTTTTCCATTCTTCACCTCTATCTGGTCTTTGATACCACATTACTTTGTATGGAATAAAATCATTTACACCAGCTTCCGCTTCTGTCCAAAATTTATAGAAATGATTTAATCCTTTTGGTGTGGATGTCATTACAACTTTAGAAGATGTACCAGATGATATAGTAGGATAAGTAGCTGACCAAAAGATATCAAAGTTATCTACGAAAGCACACTCATCCACATACAGTAGGTTGATTGTCTCACCACGTATACTATCCCCTGTGGATGCCGAAACCATCACTGTACACCCATTTTCTAATTCTATGGAGTTGACATTCCATGATAGTATTCCTTGCTGCATCCATAGCGGTATGTGTTCATATGCTTGCTTGATAAGTCTTAAACTCTTTCTGGCAGTCTTTGTGTAGTTGGCAAGGATAGCAACGTTCTTTGAGCTATTGAATAGAATATAATGAAGAATATATCCACATACGGTAGTTGTCTTAGAAATCTGTCTTGCTGACAAAACAATTGTATTTCTATTTTGGTGAACAAGATTTATTATGTCCTCCTGATAATCCCATAATTTAATAATTTGTTTACCTTTATCAATAGTCACAATCTGAAAATAATTATTTAAGAAATAAATCACATCATTTTTACATTTAATATATTCCTCAATTTGAGTTCTTTCAAATGGAATATCTTGACCAACTCTTTTTAGCTTTGGATTGTTTTTATAGTTTTGAAGTTGAACTGACATAAACCACCATTTTAGAATTAAATAAATAATATAAACTGTCTATCTATTTATTTCAAGGAGATTTTATATATGAAGAGCTTTTTAGGGTTTTTAAAAGAAAATTCAACACTAGTTGATGAAGGTACTTTTTTTAGTGAAGATGCCGCGGGTAAGTTTGATAAGAAAACTTTAGAAGATAATATAATAAACAAAAATGTAAAATTAGGATATTATTTATATTTTGTAGAGTATCGTTCAATTAGTAATAAGGACATTAACAATGTTTATTTTGGCATAAAAAATAAAAGAGATAGTAATCCTGATGCATTGCCTGAAAACTTTTTTGCTTCTTTGAGATGGAACGGTACGGAATATAGTAGAGAAGATAATATATGGAAAAGAAACTTATTGAGTTGTGATGAAAATGGCAATTGTCCAATAAAAAATATATCGAAAGATGGAATTTATATGTCTTCTTCTCAGCCAGATAGTTCAAAATTAGGAGAGACATTATCTCAAACATATGCTCATGGTATATATGTTAACCAAGAATATCATCCTTGGATCATGAACAGTAAGACTTTTAAAACAGTGCAAAATGCCGGCGGGGGTAAAAGTAAAGTAAAACCTTATGTATCAAAAAGTGGTGAAATTGCTCCAAAAGATACTTCTGAATATGCATATAAAATGTATGTAATTGAAGATATGAACAAACTTGATAAAGCATTTAATGCAGCACTAAGTGACCCAAAATCGAAAGTTCCTTCAGAAATTAAAAAATTCTATGAAGACTCTTCAAAAAATTTGGAAGGTTTAAAAGAATATCTAGTAAACTTTTCACTTCAATGGTTAATTGAGGAAAAGGGTTATTACGAAATTATTGTTAAATTTTTTGAAAAATCTAGACTCATGAAACAATTTCCAAAATATAAAAGATTAAAACCTAAAGAATATAGTAGTCTAAAAGATTTTGAGATATTTTTCAAAAAGCAACTTGAGGAAAAAAATTGGGGATTGATTGGAACTTTTGAAGCTTATGCATCAAAATTTATGGATGACTTATTAAAAGGAAAATTATCTAACAATCCATATGTGTATGATAAGAATACATATATGAAAAATAAGACCTTTCAAAATCTTTCTACTGCTTTAGTAGTTTCGCTAGGTAGTGTAGGATGGAAAGAGCTTTATTTTTCAGAAAAAGATTTAACAACAAAAATTCCTATAGAAGAAGTATATGATTTATATGATGCTGGAACATGGATTACATTTGCAGGTAAAAATGATAATATATTTCCTTCAGATAGAGAAATAGAAAGAACAGGCTCTGTTAAAAATGCAATTATTGTTGCATTAAAAGAAAAATATGGTGATGGATTTGATATTGCAGATATGTTTGAGTTTTATTATCATACTAAAGGTGATGATGCAAGATTTGATAAAAAAGAAATTGAAAAAATAAAAAAAGCAGAGACAAAAACAAAATATTCAACATTAATACCAGTTGAAAAAAACAGAGAAAATATTATAAAAATTGTGCAAGATAAAAAAAATATTGAAAAATACAAAAATGATATTCTTAAAATTCAAAAAGAATTTTTAATGAATTTAGAAATGATAGAAAGAAGGTCTGACAAAAACTATGAAGAAATTTTATTATTTAAATTGGAAGAAAGTTCTATAATAGTAAACCTTATATTAAATTATTTGAATGAGGCAAAAAGAAGGGTTGAGGATATCAGTGGTTACTATGAATCTGGAGATATTAAGAAATATAATTTAAGAGATTTTCTAACTGACTTTTTTGAAATGAAAGGACTACCAAAAAATATAGTTTTTAAAGATTTACTTGGATTTAAAATTACAAAGGATAATAAAAAAACAACAGTTAAGCAAATTTTGATGGATTTGAGAAATGAATTTTTATCCGGAGAAAAGAAAGTAAATGTAACTGATTCATATGAACCTAATAAAGATAATTTAATATTGATGGAAGAAAAAAATAAATTAGAAACCGCTGCTATTGGTTTAGCTTCTAATATCATTAAAAGCGAAAATAGTCCTCATGGTCATATATATTTTGATTTCAATGATAAAGTATCTTATCTTGGAAAAGGTAATAATTTAGGAGAAGATAAAAATGATGATGGTTTTATGAAACTCAAAAAGCTTATTATTGGTGGAACTAAACTTGGTTCACAACATAATAATATATTCAAAAGATAAAATATGAAAGCAAACATTCATTTCAATCATTATCAGTATCAAGGTGAGCAAAATTTAGTTCAAGATATTCATGATGAAATTATTCAGATTCTTGGAGTAAATGTTTCTTATTTACCGAAAGAACATTTTGATTATGATTTGATTATGGGTTCTGATGATGACCAGAGATTCACCAAATCATTTTTAATTGAAATGATGTTGGAACAAATAGATGACTATATTGGTGATGCTCTTCTTGGTAAATTCGGTGTACAAATTGAAGAAACTATAAGCTTAATAGTATCTCAAAGAAGATTTGATGAATTAAAAATACCTAATTACACAAGACCAAAAGAAGGTGATGTAATATATTTACCTACAGACCGTAGATTATATACGATCACATTTGTAGATTATCAAGCTCCTGGTTTCCTACAGGCGGGTATATTTCCTGGTTATCGTTTATCTTGTGAACTTTATACACCAAGTCATGAGCAAATACAAACAGAGGTTAAGCATATTGATGAAGTTGAGCAAGAGATGTACAGTTTAGATGTGCCTATAGATAATATTGTTGGAAGATTTGCAACAAATGAAAAAATCATAGGACAAACAAATAATTATACTGCAGATGTTAAAAAATTCTATCCACGTAAAAAGATTTTGTCTGTGAAGCATCTAACTGGTTTATTTGTGCCAGAAGAAATATTAATCGGTCAGTCATCTGGAGCACAAGCGAAAGTTACACAAATGATTCAACACATAGATAATAAATCTGCTGAAGTCGTTAAACTTGAAACCAATAAAGAATTTAGAGATCAAGGTGATGCTCTAATAGATTGGGATCCGAATAACCCCTTAGATTGAAAAATATAAAAAATGTTTTTTACTAAAAATACAGATGAGCAAGACCAATATCATCAAACTATACGTAATTTAGTTGTAGTTATTGGTTCTCTATTTTCTAAAATGATACTTGTTCGCAAAAATCATAAAACAAATGAAATTGAAGAAAAAATAAGTGTACCAATAAATTTTTCAAATCGTGATAAATTATTGACACTTGTACGTGAAACACCCACTATTGAATCTAAAAATAATAACTATACTTTACCGAGAATAGGATTTTCTTTTGAGGGATCATCCTATGATGCACAAAGGATGTTACCCAAAACAGGTGGTAGAGGAAGACCCACAAAAGATGAAAAAAATAAAAAAGATGCTCTTATAATGTACAATGGTGTACCCTACAATTTTGATTTCACTATTTCTATTGTAGCTAAATATGCTGAAGATCTTACACAATTAGTTGAAAAAATATTACCTTATTTTACACCAAATTTAAACGTAACTTATAAAGCTATACCAGAATTAAATATTAATATAGATGTTCCTTTATTATTAAATAGTGTAAGTTGGCAGGATGATTATCAAGGACTTCAAGAGAGAAGATTATTAATAGCTGACCTCTCATTAACTGCAAAATCTTATATTTTTCCTCCTATAAAAAGTTATCCAAAGGTAAATAGCGTTTTTGTAGAAACACATACACTTGTTACTGCCAAAGATTTACACACTAATAGAAAAATTCCCCTTTCTGCTCCAACTGGAGAACTTTTAATTACAGAAACATCAGGTAAATTACAAGATGAAAGTGCAAGTATATCAATGAATCATCCAGCAAATGAACATAGTTTAGTTAAAATATATGGATATGATGATACGGATGATTTTGGATTTAGTACATTTGTATATGAAGGTGCAAATTATGATACTGAAGAAGAAAGAGAACAAGCCTGGGCAAATAATACAATAGTTTAATACTAAGGAGTATAGATGAAATATATTAGAAATATATTTGTAACACTTTGTGTATCAGCAATGTTAACATTTTCTGCTCAAGCAGAACTTCATTCAGATACTTATATTGGAAACGGCAGAACATTTGTGAATATTAATAATCATATTGTTAGAGGAGGAAAACGATATCCTTTATTCTATACTTCTAAAGAAGATGTATATGCTTTTTCTTTTGATTATGTAGTAGCAGAAATGAAAAATATGGAAGAAGCACAAGCAATCGCAGACAAATACGGAGTGGAAGTAACTTTATATGATGATTTACGAATTGCTCTTTTCATCACAAAAAGTCCAATGGAAGTTATGGACTTATATAAAAAATTACAAACAGAACCGATGATTGAATATTTGGAACTTGCTCTATTTGAGGCTCATCCCGATATGAAAAAGTTTGTTGTAGAACTACCGGATGTAAAAACACCGATAGGTAATAAAATGCTTTGGTTCACTAAATGGTAATCTAAGGAGACAAAATGAATATTTTTCTGAAGTGGTGGTTAATGGTGACTCTCATAGTTGTAGGAATATCAACTAGCATTTACTTTAACTTTGATACATTTTTATTTGAAAATGATTTAACTAAATTAAGTTTAGTGATTGTTTCCTTATTTGTTATATGTACTTCTGTTATTGGTTATAAAATTTGGAAAAGTGCAATACAAAGAAAAAAAATATATAACTATCAAACAGAATGGTTTGTGAGTGAAGTTTTGATTAGTCTTGGTATGATTGGAACTGTAATTGGATTTATTTTTATGCTTTATTCTGTATTTGGTAATTTGAATATACAAGATACAGCGGCCATACAGCAAAGTTTAGGAAGTATGGCAAAGGGTATGGGTACGGCACTACTTACAACATTAGTGGGTTTAATTAGTAGTGTTCTTATTAAAAGTCAACTAGTAATGGTAGAAAATGAGGAAATACAGCAGTAATCTGGCATTTATAGACCTGCTTTTTAATCTCATTCTCGGCTTTGTATTTTTATTTGTTGTTAGTTTTCTATTAATAAATGATCCTACAAAAGAAGACCATGTAGAAGAAAAAGCAGAATATATGATTATTATGTCATGGAATAACGATAGAGGAGTAGACGTTGATTTGTGGGTAGAAGGTCCAGAAGGTTTGGTTGGCTTTCGCAACACACAACAAGGTTTTATGAATTTAGACAGAGATGATTTAGGTCATAGAAATGATATCATTAGAAAAGGTCCAAATGCGGGACAAATTGTAGAGATAAACAGAGAAGTTGTAAATATACGTGGATTCCAACCAGGAGAATATGTTGTGAATGCTCACTACTACTTTACAAATTTAGGACCTGTCAAGTCTAGAATTCAAGTAGATGTGGAAGTAATTAAGTTGAATCCATATTCACAGATATATGTAGATTCAAAAGAATTTTCATTCCGTGGAGAAGAACAAACATTTGTAAGATTCACCATGAAACCTGATGGAACATATTATAATGTAAACACATTGAAGAAAAATTTGGTTTCTACTTTTAATCATATGTTGCAACCAAGTGCTGCTAGGTCATCAGATGATGAGTTAACTATTCCAAGTGGAGGATTATAATATGTTTTATCTTGTAACATTATCAGTATTATTAGCATCTATATTTTTATACTTGCTCATTGAATTGAAAAAAAGTGTACATTTAATTTATATAATTCCATTAACAATTGCCTTCACAGTTGGAAGTTATTTTTATTTGGATACATTGTTTGGTTATCCAGTTGCAAAAACAACTGAACAAAAATTTATATTGTTAAATTATCATATAGGTTTTGAAGAAGATAATATCTATCTATGGGTCATATTGCAAGAAGAAGCAATTCCCAAAGCGGTTAAAGTTCCTTACAGTCAAAAGATGCATGAGCAATTACAACAAGCTGGTGAGAAGATGAAAGAAGGTAAAAAGATTGAAGGTGTTTTTGGTGATGATTTGAGTATGGAGAATAATGACCAAGGATTAGAACAAGGAAATAATAACAGCGGTGGAGGTACAAACAAATCAAAAGGAGGTGCTTTTACGCTTATGGAATTAGATTTGACTTCAAAACTTCCTCCTAAAAATTACATAATAAAATAAAAGGTTAAATGAAAACTTTAAGTCCAGAAGAAGTTTGTTATGTGCCTGATGATTTAGTAGAGGAAGGTCAAGAAAGAAAACTTCAGAAAGTTTCTAAATTTAATGATGTAATTCCTTACGAAGATGAAGAAAAATCTATTGATAGTGATTTTGATTTTGCGCAAGATACGATTAGAGAAACTATTATGAAGTCTAATGAAGTTCTACAAGAACTTGGTCAGGCTGCTATTCTTAATGAGAATGGAAAACTATATGAATCATATTCTCAATTGATGAAAAACATTATTGATGGTTCTACACAATTGATTGATATACATGGTAAGAAAAAGAAAATCAAAGAAGTGAAAGAGCCTAAGCAAAAAAATACCCAAGTGAATAATTTGATTGTGGGTTCAACTAAAGAACTTTTAGAAATGATTGAAAATCATAGGTAAGAATAATATCCCTCCTCACATAATTGTTATTTCAGAATGAGATAAATAAAAAGGAATAAACATAATTCTAGTATTGTATCTTTTTTTCAATCAACAATAACAAAAACATCATGACAGAAACTGTCTCAAGAATTTTAATTAAAAGCTCAACCGTAAAACCAACACCAAATACCGGTGACTTACAAAGAGCGGAGTTAGCATATTCATACACCTCTGATAAACTTTTTATAGGTGATGAAGCCGGTCAAGATTTTTATGTTATTGGTGGTAATGCATTTTTGAATTTATTTAAAGACGTTTTATCTGATGATGGTGTGGTTCATGCAGGTAAGGTTTTTCCTAATAATGTTATAGTTGCGGGTGCAAATAATAACATTGATACTTTAGATATTGAAACATTAAAAATAAATGGTAAAGAATTAGTTACTGGTGGAATAGAAGAATTAATTACAGACAATACTTTACCTAATGTTTCTCACACTAAACTTATAACAGCACAAGCAACAAAAGAATATGTAGATTTTAGAACTGAAAGGTTTTTAGCAAATTTCGATGAAGAGAATTTAACAGAAGCTCAAGTTCTGATTGTAAACGATGACCAATCCTTTTCTAATAAAACAATAACAGGTGTTTTAGAACTTACTGCAAACGGAAACACATCATTAAAAGAAGGTTCCGTTGACAATACCATGATTGCCAACAATTTTATTCAAGTTGGTACTCAAAAAATAGAACTAGGAAAAGCGGCACTTGTTAATTTAAATTTAGATACATCTGCTGTACTTGATGTACATCGTGGCGGAACAGGTAGATATGACTTAGAAAAGTATAATGTTTTATTATCAAATAACACAAATAATATTCACACCACAAATGGATTTTATTATGATTGGGATCAAGAAGAATTATTTGTAAGAGGTAATACTCAAATTACAGAAAATGCTAATGTTGAGGTTTCTCTAACTGTTGCTGATAGTTTCTTTACATCAACAAATAGATTACAATTTAGAGATTTTTTTCAAGTACTTACTGTTGGTGGAGGCAATTCTTTTGATTCATCTATTATTTCTTATGATACCGTAAGTGAATATTTTAGTTTCAGTAGTGGTACTGTACTTAATGTGTCAGATGCGGGTCTAGTCAATATCTTATCCCCAACATTATTCTTTGGGTCCGAAGTTACTATATCTGATGATACAGTTACAAATATTCATGGATTGTTAAAGATATATAACAACACAGAATTTACTGGTAATACAATAACTATATCAGAAAATACTGTCACTACGGTAAATGGAATTTCTCATTTTAATGATAATGTATTTGTAAATGGCAATACATTAAATGTTTCAGAAAATACCATTACTACTATAGATGGAATTTCTCATTTTAATGATAATGTATTTGTAAATGGCAATACATTAAATGTTTCATTAGATACAATCTCTACATTTTACGGCCCATTTCATAGTTTAACTACAGCTACTTTAAATGATGTTTTTGTGAAAGGAAACACTTTAAATGTTTCCGTACAGACGTTCTCTGAATTTTATGGTAATACTTTTATATACGGAGAAACTTTAAATACATCATCAAATACACTTTCAACATTTGATGGTCCTGTTATTATAAATGGAAAATTAGATGTTAATGGTGATGTCACCTTTAGAGGAAATACTACTTTCCTCGGTGAAGATTTTATAGTTTCTAATAATACTACATTAGATATAAGTGGTAATACATTCTTTAAAAGCGAAATACTAAATGTATCAGCAAATACAATTACAACAGTTGACGGTGAATCCACTTTTAATAAAAAAGTAGATGTTAATGCGCCACTTACTGTATATGATAATGCCGAAATAAAAGGTAATTTAGTTGTTGAGCAAGATCTTTTTGTTTATGGAAATTCAACACAGATACTAACAGAAACTTTAACAGTTGAAGATAATATTATTTTATTAGGTGCAAATAATATTACTGATGTTGTTGACCTTGGATTTGCTGGAAGATATAATGAAAGCGGAAGTACAGTATATGCTGGACTTTTCAGAGATGCTACTGACAATAAATTCTATCTATTTGAGGATTATCCTACAGAGCCACCAATCACATCAATGGTTGGTTTTAATAGTTCAACAATGTTAGCCACATTGTATGCTGACATAGAAGCCAACACAATTATAGCATACACAGGTACACTTGATGATGTGATTATTACAAATTCAGAATTTAATGATTCAACTGCAAATAATATAACAATAGATAATAGCACATTAAACAATGTTGAAATATATGATTCTACCGCTAATAATTTAGTAGCAAATAATAGTACATTAAACAATGTTGAAATATATGATTCTTATGCTAATAATTTAGTAGCAAATAATAGTACATTAAACAATGCTGAACTTAATGACTCAACCGCAAACAATTTAGTAGCAAATAATAGTACATTAAACAGTGCTGAACTTAATGACTCAACCGCAAACAATTTAGTAGCAAATAATAGTACATTAAATCATGGAACACTTGATAATTTTGTAATTACAAATTCTGAACTTATTGACTCTTCCGCTAATAATTTAGTAGCAAATAACACAACATTAAATCATGGAACACTTGATAATTTTGTAATTACAAATTCTGAACTTATTGACTCTACCGCTAATAATTTAGTAGCAAATAATGTAGACATTAATTTTGGAACAATACGTAGTGTGAGTATATACAACTCTACAATTTATGAATCAAGTATAGTTGATGATTCAACAGCAAATAATCTTACAAGTAATAACGCAATATTAAATTTTGCTACCATAGAAACCGCCTTAGCTAATAATATAATAAGTAATAATGCTACTTTAAATTCAGCAACAATTTACAATGCTGTTGCCAATAATTTATTAAGTAATAATGCTACTTTATATTTTGCAGAAATATATAATTCTAATTTATATAATGCATATGCAAATACGCTAACTGTAGATGTACTTGATGCTGGTCAAATTAGTTTCAGAACTGCAATAGAAAATATTGATGCGAATAATTATTTTGGTAACACAGCAACAATTAATGATATAGTTGCAAATAATATTACTACAAATACATTCTCTTCATTAGTTAGAACAGAAGCTACTGAAGAAATAAAAGTTTTGGGTGTTTCCAGTACTAGTGGTAAATTAGTTTTGAACTGTGAGTTTAATACTCATGGTCAAACAATTATTGCTCAACCACACTCTGCTGGTGTCACAAATATTTTAACATTACCAGCTGGTGGAAATCAAGAAATAGTTGGAACTACTGCTACTCAAACTCTGACAAATAAAACATTAACATCTGCGATAATCAATACATCTCAAATTTATGATGGTATAGCAAATAATTTAGTAAGTAATAATGCTACGATAAATGATTCAACTTTGAATAATGTTTTAATCACTAGTGGTATAGCAAACAATACAACATTAAATAATCCAACTTTAAATAATGCAGAATTTACAGAAGAAATTTTAGTATTAGGTGTTTCCGGTACCAGTGGCAAGTTGATATTGAATTGCGAGGTTAATACTCACGGTCAAACAATCATTGCACAACCACATTCAGCAGGTGTTACTAACATACTTACTTTACCTGCTGGTAGTGATCAAGAAATAGTTGGAACTACTGCTACACAAACACTGACAAATAAAACATTAGATAACGTTTCAATAGTTAACTCTATCATATCTAACAGTACCGCTACAAATTTAACAATAAATAGTTCGGAAAATTCTACAGCGAATAATTTGATAAGTAGTAACACTACGCTAAGTGGAAGCACTACAATTAATGGACCTACAACAATTAATGCAAATACTACAATAAGTGAAAATCTAACAGTAGAAAAAGATTTATTTGTAGATGGTGATTTGTATTTAACAGGTAATACTGTTAGTTTAGATGCTCAAACATTAACCATAGAAGATAACATTATTATTGTAGGTTCTAATAATGTAGCTGACGTTGTAGATTTAGGATTTGCTGGAAAATATAATGACGGTTCAAATGATTTATATACAGGATTGTTCAGAGATGCTACTGATGGTGTTTTCTATTTATTTAATAATTATAATCAAGATCCTTCATTAACTATGAGTGGGTATAATATTAATACTATGATAGCGACTTTATATGGAAATTTTGAAGCAAATAATATTACTGTAGAATCGGGAAGCCTAGAGAATGTGACATCAAATAATACATTAATAACAAACAGCACAATTAATGATAGTATCATTGATTGTGGAACATTCTAAGTAACTATGACAGATACTATCATAAAGAATATACTGGAAAATGCAAATATTTCAGTAAACATAGCTGCAAAGTATAATATTTATACTGGTGACATTAACAATTCTACACCTGTTGAAAACATAAAACAGGCTATGAAGATTATTAAAAATAACAATTCTGGTATGAGTGAAGAAAAGATAAAAAATGATGTTTTTTCTTCTCACGCAATCACACTTGCAAGTGATAAAAAGACGAAAAAAACTGTTGGATTTGGTTTTATTAAAAAACCTATTTTAGATGTAAAAATTAAAATATTTAAAAATGCGGGTGTGGAGGATTTATCATCTGAATATATATTTGAATTGGATAACATCTATGTAGATAGAGAACATAGGGGAGTGGGGTTAGGTGAATATATATTAAATAGATTAATTTTACTTAGAACAGGAAGAGGAACTACACTTTATTGTCAGACAAATAGCGAAGATATTAGTAGAGTTTTAAAAACTAATCATAGATTTGAAAATTTAAAAGATAACGATGACAAACCGTACCTATTAGGACTTATGTGAGAAATATTGACCAACAAACTGATGACATACTACAAAGTGACAGTCAAGTTAAAAAAAATTTAAAAGATACAAAAAACTGGTTTCGTGAAAAAATTAATCAAGTATTGTTTCCAACTAATCGTATAGTAGGTATAAGAGAAAAACCGAATACATTTTATAATGATAATTTAGATAGAAGAATTTTTAGAGGTTCGCAAATTAAACCTGGCTCATTATATTGTTGGTATTATGATCCAAAATATAAAAGAACTCTTCCTTATTATGATGCATTTCCTGTGGCGTTTGTTTTAAATATGAAAGAAAATGGATTTCTAGGTATAAATATGCATTACTTACCATTAAGAATGCGTTCTATTTTGTTAACTAGATTGTTAGATAATATGCTTAGAAAAACAACATATTCTACTTATATGGACCTACAGTATAGTACTTTAAATGCTGCTGCGAGATATCGTGAATTTAAACCATGTTTAAAAAGATATCTTGTTAATAATGTACGTGGCCAAATGTTAGAAATACCACCAGATGAATGGATAAGAACTATATTTTTACCTTTGGAAAGTTTTCAAAAAAGAAGCAGTTCTTTTATTTGGAGAGAGTCAACAAGAAAATCAAGAGGTTTATGACACCCTGGACGAATAATAAAGCATTTAATGTTTCACAATTTACACAAAGAATAAAAGGTGTACAATACCTATCTAAATTTTATTTCAAACTTTTAGATAATGAAAACTATAGAGATTTATTTGAGGCTTCACCTGATTTAAAAGATAAGGTAGAAAATTTATTTTTTTATTCAGATAATATCACAATTCCATCAAGAGGAATTACTACTGAAGCATATTCATACGCTAATGGTTTTCGTTTTGAGGTTCCGAAAAGTACAAATTATGGAGATGGAAATATAAATGTAAATATGCTGGTAGATGCTAATTATGATTTATATGATTTCTTTATAAATTGGATGAACAAAATACATTCAAAAGAAACAGGTTTTTTTGGATTTCATAATACATACACAACAGATATAGAAATTAAACAACTAGAAAGTACTTCTGATTATCCAGGCAACTTGCCTATGTACGGTCCAACTGTAGGTGAATTTGTAGTTAAAACAGAAAAAACTCACAGATTTAAAGTTGAGTTAGGAAATTGTTACCCTAAAGCAGTTAGTGCAATAGAATTTAGGCATGATGCAAAAGATATGGTTAAATTTAATGTTAATTTTAGTTATGAAAAAATAGATTATAACAAAACTTATAAAGATGATGTAAATAGAAAAAGAGCTATTTCATCTGCGAATGTATCTGCTTCTTCAAGCGGCTAATAATGTAATATGAAAAGGAAATTATGATTTTACCAAAATTAAACACCATCACATATTCTTTAAAACTTCCATCAAATGATAAAGAAATAACCTTTCGTCCTTTTACAGTTGAAGAAGAAAAGATTTTATTAATGGCTCAAGAGTCAAATGATAATGCAGATATTTTACGTGCAATGCGGCAAATTATTAATAATTGTGTGCAAACAGAAATAGATGTTTCAAAAATGCCAACGTTTGATATTGAATATTTCTTTTTAAATATAAGAGCAAAATCTACAGGTGAAGAAATTGAATTGATGGTTAAACATCCGAATAATTTAAATAATAATGACACTACATGTGAGCATAGAGAAAATGTTAAGATTAATATTGAAGAAATAAAAGTACATAAACCTAAGAAGGCTGTAGATAAATTTCAATTAGATGATAATATTAGTATTAAAATGAAATATCCAAATATTGAAGCATTGGCTACAAATAATACAAATGACTTTGATGTTTTTGTTAAACTTATTGCAAATTGTATAGAATCAATATATGATAAAGAAAATACTTATCAAGCAGATGATGTTTCAGAAAAAGAATTAATAAGTTTTGTATACAGCATGAATCAAAAACAAGTTAGTATGGTGCAAGAATTTTTTAATAATATACCTATTTTAAAACACACAATAAATTATGTTTGTTCTGCATGTGGTTGTAAAGAAAAAATAGAGATAGAAGGGTTTCAGAATTTTTTTTTATAGCAATGAGCAATGATTCATTAATGAATCATTACACAATAAATTTTGAATTAATGTATCACCACGGATTTTCATTAACAGAGTTAAATAATATGTTGCCATATGAAAGAAGTGTGTATGTTGAATTACTTAACGGTTATTTGGAAAAGAAACACTTAGAAGAACAACAAAGACAAAATGGCTAGACTTCCTATTTTAAATTCAAATAAAGTAGTAGAATTAGATATTCCTGAACTATCAAGTTTTAACAAAAATGTCTCTAATTTAGTAGAGAATGTTAAAAATTTAGTTGATGCAACTGAAGAGAGATCTAAAGATGAAGCTGAACAAACTGAATCTACAACTGATGCAATTGATAAATTAACATCATCAGTTTCTTCTTCAAACTTTGGTAATTACTCACAAGGCTCAAACAGAACAAGATCGCAGTCTATAATGAATTTAAGTGCTTCTGGAATATTGAGAGACACGGTCGGTGATATCCGTGATAGGACTATTCAAAGATTTCAGAATAATTCTATTGTTCGTTTTGGTATGAATGTGAACAATGCCGTAAATGCATTTAGAGGTAGGTCAACTTCAAATGCTCTTAATAATAGAAGAGAAATCTCACAAGAAAAATTAGAAGAAAATCGTGAAAAAGTTAAGAGAGAAGAAAAAACTAATGAGTTGTTGGAATCTATTTTAAAAGCTTTAGTTGGTGATAAAAATATTGAGTTGCCAAAAAATGAAAGTTTTATTACAAAACTTATTTCTAATACATTACCATATTTCATGTTAGGTAAAGCATTATTAACTGCATTAGGTATAGGTGCTATTGCTGGACTTGGTGCATGGCTTGCTGACAACAATATGGCTAGTGTTGCTAATAATATTAAAAGATTTTTTGATGTTGTAAAAAACTTAAATCTTCCAGATTCCAAATCATTAAAAAATTTCAAAACAAAGATAACAGGTATTGGAACCTGGTTAGATGATTTAAAGTTAAATTTTAATAAAATTATTTTAAATCCAATAGAAACAAAATTCGTAGAAAAAATAAATGCTGTTTCTGATTTTTTTAAAAATTTAAAAACGAATATTTTAGAAAAATTTACATTACCTAAAATAGATACTTCTTTGAAAGATTTGTGGTCTTCTATGTCTGATTTTTTTAAAAAAATCAGAACAGATATTTTAGAAAAATATCCATTACCTAAAATAGATAAACAGTATGAAAATTTGTGGAAAGGAATGACCGAATTTTTCAAAAATACTAATAAAATAAAACTTATTGATATACCAAATGCAGGAATTATAAGAAGTGTTTCAGAGTTATTTTCTGGAATAACGAATAAATTTAATGAGATAATTGAACAAGGTAAAAAATTATTACCTTCTATTAAAATACCTGATAATCTTAAATTACCTGTTAATACTAAACTTCTTGGTACAATACCCCGTTCTTTGCCCAAGGCACTAGCTAGTAACTCATCATCTACAATACCAGGGTCACTACCAAGAGGTTCTCAGGTTGTAACATCTGCTGTACAACAAACAAATAAAATGAATCCTGGATTAGAATTTTTATCAAACGCAGGTAATAAAGGACTTAAATTACTGGGACGGGCTGGACTGCTAGCGGGTATTTATGATATAGGTACAAATGTAAATAACCCAGAAACAATTACCGGCGTTAAAGATGAAGATGCAACTCCATCTGACCGTATAGGTGCGGGTATCAAAGCATGGGAAGTTAATTTTGGTTTCGGTGGATTAATAGATTTGCTTACAGGAGAAGATAATAGAAGAACTTCCTATGAAACGGATAAATTAACTGGAAACCTTCCACTTCCTTCAAGATTATTTGCAAATACACTTCTTGCAAATAATATGAGAGAAAAATATACTGTGAAAGATTTGGATGTACAGACTATTGATGAAGCTACAAAGCTAATTGCAAAGGAAGAA